CGGGTGGTACAGATGCTACTACTGAAGCTAATGTTACTCTTTCAGCTTTGGCGTTTGCTTACGATACGTTTAAAAATGCAAATGAGATTGATATTTCAACAATCATTGCAGGTAAAGCAGATGATGCTGGTACAAGAGCTAACTACATTGTTTCTAATATCGTAGATTACAGAAGAGATTGCGTAGCATTCCTATCGCCATCTAAAGAAGCTGTTGTTGACGAAGTTAAAACAAACGCTAAGCTTACAAATGCTATTGCATGGCGCAATAGAGTACAAAATAGCTCATACTGGTTTATGGATAGTGGTTATAAATACCGTTACGATAAGTACAATGATGTATATCGCTACACTCCATTGAATGGTGATATGGCAGGTCTTTCTTCAAGAGTTGAATCTTGGGAATCACCAGCTGGTTACAGAAAAGGTATTATTAAGAACGTTGTTAAACTTGCGTTTAATCCTAATAAACCACAAAGAGATCAGCTATATAGCGCAGACATCAACCCGGTAATGGCGCAAGCAGGAAGAGGTATTGTACTCTTCGGCGATAAGACTGGCTTAGGACAAACAAGTGCATTCGATCGAATTAACGTTCGTAGATTGTTTATCTCTGTAGAGAAAGCAATTGCAACGGCGGCTGAAAGCTTCTTGTTTGAATTCAACGATGACTTTACACAAACACAGTTTAAGAATATTGTTGAACCATTCTTGCGTGACATTCAAGGGCGTCGTGGTATTATTGATTTTAGAGTTGTTTCTGACTCTACAGTTAATACTCCTGAGGTTGTCGATCAAAATAAATTCCGTGCAAGCATCTTTATTAAGCCTGCTCGTTCTATTAATGTTATTGAACTATCGTTTGTAGCAACCAGAACCGGCGTGGAATTTGACGAAATCGTCGGCCAAATCGCTTAATAAATAGTTTAAAAAGGAGAAAGACACATGGCATTTAACATCAACGAATTCAAATCAGAACTCGTGGGTGGCGGTGCACGTCCTACGCTCTTCCAATGTCAAATCACTAACCCGATTAACAATGCTGCTGATATCAAGATTCCATTCATGGTAAGAGCAGCTCAGCTTCCAGAGTCTACAGTGGGACAATACGTTGTCCCATACTTTGGTCGCCAAGTTAAATACGCTGGTGATAGAACATTTGCGCCGTGGACAGTAACCGTTATCAACGACGAAGACTTTGCAATCAGAAACGCAATGGAAGAGTGGATGAACTTCATCAACTCTCACGACTCAAACTCAAGAGGTTTGCCGCAACAGTATAAATCTAATGCGCAAATTACTCAATTTAGTAAAGACGGGTCGCCTTTGCGTACTTACGTTTTTGAAGGTATGTTCCCAACATCTATTGACGGAATTGCAATGGATTGGTCTCAGACTGATTCCATTGAAGAATTCAGCATTACATTCGAATACGATTTATGGAAAGTTGAAGGAAATACCGGCGTACCGACTACTTAATTATATAATGGAGAAATGATACTGTGGCAAGACTATTCGGATTTGAAATAAAAAGAGCAGAAGAGGAACAGGACAATGCGCCTGTTTCTTTTGCTGAGCCTCAAAATGATGACGGTGCAATTACCGTCGGTAATGCTATGGGCGGGTTCTATAGCACTATCCTTGATATGGAAGGCAGCGCTAAAACAGAATCTGAGCTTGTCACAAGGTATCGTGGTATGGCTCAACAACCTGAAATTGCTCAAGCCGTAGATGAAATTGTAAATGAATCTATTAGCATTGATGTCGATGACAAGGTTGTTGAAGTAGTTTTAGATGATACTGATTTACCAGATAAAGTAAAAAAGATCATTGGCGAAGAGTTTGATAACATTCTTAAGCTATTAGATTTTACTAACCAAGGGTACGACATCTATAGCAAATTTTATGTAGATGGCCGTCTTAATTACCATGTTATTATTGATGGTGAAAACATTAAAGATGGCATTAAAGAGCTAAGATATGTAGATCCTCGCAAGCTTAAACTTATCCGAGAAATGGATAAGAAAGAAAATGATAAACATTCTGGTATTCCTATTAAAAAAATCAAAAACGAATACTACATGTATTCAGAAAATGGCTTTGGATCCTCTAATAAAGACGGCGTCCAGTCAGGAACTCAAGGATACAAAATTTCAAAAGACTCTATCGCTCGTATTACATCTGGGCAAATGAGTGAAAACAACTCTTTGGTTTTGAGCTATTTGCATGGAGCAATTAAACCTCTTAATCAGTTAAGGATGCTCGAAGATGCTACAATCATTTATACTCTTACACGAGCTCCTGAAAGAAGAGTTTTTTATATTGACGTTGGCAACCTTCCTAAATCGAAAGCTGAACAGTATATAAGAGATATGATGGTTCGTCATAAAAACAAGTTGCAATATAACTCTGCAACTGGTGAAATTGGCGACTCTCGCAAAATGATGACTATGACCGAAGACTTTTGGTTCCCTCGTCGTGGTGGTGAGCGTACTACCGAAGTTGATACAATGGCCGGTGGTAATGCGGCTGGTTTAACTAGTGATGAAAATCTACAGTTTTTCCAACGTAAATTATTTAAAGCGTTAAAGGTTCCTTTGTCTCGTTTAGAGCCAGAAACAATGTACTCATTTGGGCGTGTTTCTGAGATCACTAGAGATGAAATGAAATTTGGTAAGTTTATTAAGCGAATGAGATCTCGTTTTGCTGGTATCTTTACACAAATGTTAGAAAAGCAACTTATTCTTAAAGGCATTATGACTCCTGAAGAATTTGCTGAAATTAAAAATAGTTTAAGATATGATTTTATCCAAGATAACTATTTCGAAGAATTAAAAGAAGCCGAAATCAATAGAGAGCGTCTCACAACTCTTCGTGAAGTTGAAGAACATATTGGTACATATTACTCTAGAAACTGGGTTCGTAAAAATGTTCTTAGAATGTCTGAAGAAGACATTAAAGAAATGGAGAAGGAAATCGAAGCTGAGGCTAAAGAAAATCCTCCTGAAGATGAAGAGCCCCCAGAAGACGACATGCAAGATTCGGCGAATGGTATAAATGGATAAATATATTCAAATTAAATTAAAATCGGAGATTCAAAATGAAATCCTTTAAGAAGTTTGTAGCCGAAGTGGCGCAACCTAAATCTAAAGAAGAAAAGAATTTTAAAGATCAGCATGAGTATGAAGTGGTTAACCACCCAGTTGCTGATCCTGCACAACACACCGGTGATATTGGAGCTCCAGGATTACCTAAGGCAAAAGCTAAGCGTAAAGCTGACCAAGAAGGCGATGCTAATTACGATAAAACATATGCTAAAAAAGATGACGATGGTGTAAAGCTTGAATCAACAGAAATGGATCGTGCACGCTATGATGCAGATGATGATACTAAGAAAAAGAAAGTAACATTGCCTAAAGCACCTTGGGAAAAGAAAAAAGACGAAGAGCTTTCACCAAAGCAAAAAAAGATTGACCATAATAAGAACGGTAAAATCGACGGCCATGATTTAGCTATGATTCGTAAAAAGAAAAACGAAGAAGCTGATAGAACTGATGATCGAGGTCAAGACTCAATTCAAACTCGCGAGTCGGTTGAATTAGAAGAAGCTGTATCATTTAAAAAAGGTCCAGTTCGTTTGAAAGATGGCAAACAAGTTATGGTTTCAGCGCAGGATGCTAAATTACTAAATAAGATGTTTAAAGATCTTTCGCCAGCAAACCAAAAGCAAATGGAAAAAGTTGCAATGATGGACAAAGCTGGTTTTGATGAGATCGTAGGATTTGCAAGAGAAGCGCTATAAAAATGGCTTGGGTAGTTGTTCCAGGATCCAATAGCATATGGGAATACGATAACGCTGCAACCGCAGCTGATACATATGTAGATGCTAATGGAACAACCTCGGCTGGGATTAGAACATTTACTCCTCCAAATGGAAACCCTCAATATACATACGTTAAGTGTAGAAAAGCGGGAGAGACCATTGAGAGAGGCGAACTATCTAAGAACTATTATGACGCGCTTGTTTAGTATTATAAATAAACAGAATAACAAAATTAATTAAGGACGGAAACATGAGGCTTATTGCAGAAGTTATTGAAGAATGTAACGTTGCCACGGAATTGAATGAAGAGACTGGTAAAAAGTCTTACTTCATTGAAGGTATTTTCATGCAAGGCGACATCAAAAACCGCAATGGGCGTATCTATCCTTCTGCGGTTCTTGAAAAAGAAATGAATCGCTACCAAAAAGATTTCATTGAAACAAAGAGAGCTCTTGGCGAACTTGGCCACCCAGATGGACCAAGCATCAACGGCGATCGCGTATCTCATCTTATTACTGAGATGAACAAAGATGGTTCTAACTTTGTTGGTAAAGCAAAAGTTCTTGGTACTCCTATGGGGAATATCGTAAAAGAATTTATGGATGAAGGAGTTAAGATCGGTGTATCTACACGTGGTCTTGGTTCAGTCAAACAAACAAAGTCTGGTATCATGGAAGTACAAGATGATTTTCATCTTGCCACTGTTGATATCGTAACAGACCCATCCGGTCCTAACTGCTTTGTAAACGGCATTATGGAAAACACTGAGTATTACTACGATATCGCTTCGGGTAATTGGTTACCACAACAAGTATCAGTTGAAGAAGCAATTGAAGAAATACAACAGGAAATTGAAAAAGAAGTTAGAAGAGTTGTTCATCGCGTTGATGAATTCACGGCGGCACGTTTATTCGAACGCTTTGTAAATTCTCTTAGAAATTAATTTTTTAATAAATAAGTAACATATAGTAATAACCAAAAAAGGGAGTAGAACATATGTCAGAACTAGACGAAAAGTTCACTGTCGATGATGGCGGAAGCACTGTAAAATCTTCGGAAGTTCCAGATGCAGCTACACCGGCAGGCGGCGAATCAAAAAAGAAAAAGGCAGATGTCAAAAAATCAGTTGATCCAAAAGCTGATAAAGTAGACGGTGCCACACCTGGTCAAGGTTCAGTTAAAGAAGAAGCTGAAGAAGTTGTTGAAGAAGTAATTGAGATTGAAGAATCAATCGCCAATATGTTCGAAGGCATGGATCTTTCAGAAGAATTCACAAGCAAAGTAACATTAGTATTTGAAGCAG